ACAACCAATACTCGTAGTTATTAATGATGGTATATTACCTCTATTTGTACCCGTGATTGAATACACGAAGTAATCACAAAAAATGATTTTTTTTTTATTATTTGAATAATAGAAAATGGAACAAAAGTTACTAGATGAACTCGTTACTAAAGATCAAGAATATGCAAATAATAATGACAAAAAAGCTCTCGCGGATATGTTGAAATGCTTCGATAAGATGTATTACGAGCCTTCTTTCGAAGGAGGTATACCAGATGATATATACGAACAACTAGTTGATATTTACGACGAAAAGTTTGGTAAAGATAAAACTTATCACGAAACTAAGGGTGTTGGAGCTAAAAATACTAGTATCGATACCAGAAAAGATGTAAAACTTCCATATCACATGGGGACTATACTCAAATTCGTGTCTGCTATGTTAGATCCCAAAAAGGGGACATCGGCTTGGAGTAAGTCAGTTTACAAAAGAAAATTTACTACTTGGAAAAGTGAGCATCCCGGACCTTTTACTATCGAAGGCAAGGCCGATGGAATTTCGTGTTTGTTGATATACGAGAAAGTCAAGAATAAGATCAAGCGCACAATCTACTCGAGGGGAACCGGGACCACTGGTAAAGATCTTTCCAGATATCTTGATAAACTAAGTTTTATTCCTAGTGGTGATGATTTAGAGTTTCCCAAAGGTAAAAAAATTGTGGTCAGAGGCGAATTAGTTATGAGAAATTCTGTATGGAAGAAAAAGTATTCATCTGATTACGCAAATCCCCGTAATATTGTTGGTGGTTTTGTCACCAAGAAAAAACATACCGGGGTTGATACCAGCGACATCGATTTTGTTGCTTACGAGTTATTGTTACCTCGTGATAAAACTAGACACGATCAAATCACTGCTTTGAGAGAAATGGGATTTGTGACAGTAGAGACAACGCAGCTACCCAATACACGGCTCACCGAGCCACAATTGTTTGAGATTTTGAAAGAATTTCGTAGAAAGAGTCCATATGAAATAGATGGTCTAGTGGTGTTTGACGATAGTAAAGTTAGACCTGTCAGTAAAACTGATGTATTGAAATCAGCATTTGCTTACAAGGTAAATATGCAAACAGCGGTAGTGGATGTAGTCGGTGTAGAATGGACTTCTAGTACCACAAATGCTCTAAAACCAGTAGTGATATATAAACCGGTTAAAATAGGTAGATTAATGGAAGATGGTTCCATTGTTGGTGGTGTTTATCGTCGGGCGACGGGGTTTAATGCTGATTTTATTAAAAAAAATAAAATCGGCCCGGGCTCCAAACTATTAATTATTAGAACCGGGGATGTCATTCCTTACATTGGACAAATCTTGAAAGATAAAAGAAAAAATAAAGTCCCAGACCTACCAGACAAGGTTGGGAAACCAAATCCCAAATATCAATACAAAGGACATGAAGAGATACCGTTTGTATGGGGCGATGGACAAAATAGGAGAAGTCCAATGGATATATTTGCGACAGTAGAATTAGACAATGCTAAAATTCAGAAACTTGATTTGTTTTTCTCGGGTGGGCGTCAAAAAAGAGGAATGAATATCAAGGGAATCGCTAAGAAAACAATCGAAGCTCTTTACAATCACGGGATGACGACAATCACGTCAATTCTGCAAGCATCTGAAAAAGATATCGCCAAAGCTCTCGGTAAAAAAGAAGAAGAGGAAGATAAAACATCCAGAAATGCTCGAGTTCCTCGGAAAAAGGGTAAAAAACATACTTTGAAAAGTAAAAAAGCTGCTAACATCCACGAGGCAATAGATGAGAAATTCTCAGAACCTGTAGATCTAGCTCTTTTGATGGGCGCCACTCAGCTTTTTCCACACGCACGCGGAAGAACTGTTCAAAAGATTGTTGATAAATACCCAGATATTCTCACAAATCCACCTAAGAAATTGGAAAAAGTGAAGGGTGTCGGTCAAGATACACTGGATGGATTTCTAGGAGCTCTTCCTAAATTTAAAAAGTTTCTGAAAGATAATCCTCAAATCAAGGTTTATGTTAAGACTTCTCAACCAAGTCCCGATGGTATACTGTCCGGGAAATCTTTCGTGTTTACGGGAAAAATGGAAGCGGGTACACGCGAGGAAGCCCAAAATCTAGTCAGGCAGCTTGGGGGTGATACTCCTGGGACTCTCACTAAGAAAGTATCTTTTCTAGTGATTGGTAATCTCGGAGGTGGTGGGAAAAAACGCACCAAAGCTGAGAATTATGGAGTCAAGATTATCTCTGAATCTGACTTCCTGGAGATGACCAAGTAATTGTGTAATTATAACCCTGAAGTATAATTACAAACTTAATTTTGCAAACGGGTCTGATAGATCTGTTTTAAATTCGTGAATTGCGTGAGCCTCCGAGTCGGTAAACCAACAGGCGAGTGTGTAACGTGTACCGCTAGTTACAATATTTACTTGGTGAGTATCTTGTAATCCCGCTGTGAATGCTACTAATTTTCCAATTTCTGGTGAAATTACATCACGTGATCCTTTGGTAAATTGTAAAGTACCCCCTCTGAATTCTTGATTGAGAAACACGATACTAGAATATTTTCTGTAAGGAGTGTAATTAGGACTACCGTTCATGTAGAAGGCATCTGCATGCTCCCCCAATGATTGTCCAGTATTCCAACGGACAATATGAACAGAATCTGGGAAGAGTGGATGCTGAATATTATAATGTTTAATTAATTTATCTCGGATTTGCGAGACATAACTCGTCAATAAATCTTTGATAAATTTATCAGTAATTCGTCTATAATAGATTATACGATTATCAAAAGCACTGTTATCTCTATTTTGAGTCTTTTCTTTTTCTATTTGTGTAGTAAAATAGTATACGAAGAGTTTAGCATGATCCTCTTGTATGAAATTATTTTCTAAGATATAAGACATTTCTTATTAATCATAATTGCTTAATAAGAAAATTAGTACTTGGTGATCTTCAATACCTTGTCATCCTTTGCTTCTCCTTTGATAGCTTCCAAAATCTCTTTGGCTACTTGATCCGAATTTCTAATCCCGTATTTCTTTAAAATATCAGCACTCTCTTTTTCCTGATCTTTCTTTTTACGTCTTCCACGTCTAACTCTATCTTTTGCGATGACTGCTGTACCTCGATATTTAACACCGGCCTGTTCATTTTTCTCTAAAAATGCAAGAATTCTTCTCTCTAAATCTTTCTTACGTTCATGTAATTTTCTTTTTTGTGCATTTAGTCGTTTGATTTCTTCATCAATTTTACCAACTTCGGATATAAAACCTTTGATTCGTTCACTCATTTTAAAAACTATATTTATCTTTAAAAATATTAAATGTTAGGAAGTATAATAAATTTCGTGAAAGATCACACATATATTTCTATTGTCATCGCAGCATTATTGTTTTTGTTTTTGTATTGGTTGTTTTTTGTTGACAAAAGCGGGAAAGGGACGTGGAACAAAACTTTCCACTTCCCCGAAAAAGAACCTATCGGGCAAAGGATAAGAGCATCCGGGGAGAGCAAAGGGGAAGCCGAATGTCGTTATGTTTTAGAAACAATATTCAATAAACCATTTAAGAAACGCCGTCCTAAATTTTTGTTTAATAACAAAACTGGGTCCAACATGGAACTAGACATGTATAATAAAGAATTAAGAATCGCATGTGAGTATAACGGAAAACAACATTATGAATATGTTCCTTATTTTCACAGGGGTGGAGAAAGTGATTTCAGAGCACAACAAGAACGTGACAATTTGAAGAGACGTGTTTGTAGAAAATTGGGTATATTTTTAATAGAAATTCCACATACTGTGAAATTAGAAAATATTCGTCAAACTATAACGACCGAATTAAGAAAAAATGGCTTCAAAGTTTAATGTAATAATAAAATGTATTACTTATTGCTCCTACTCCCAGTGCTCTTTGGAGCCAAAGTTCTTTCAGAATCTGACACTAGAATTGGCCATTATTACAGATTTAAGAGGCGAAAATGGAAAGAACTGAAAGAAATGGTGTCGTCTCAATATACCAGTACTTTTGATATATATAGTGTGAGCTATCAAATGTTGTTACAAGCAATGTATCAAGACGTGTTATCTTATTTTGATAATAGGGTAGTTCAAAAAGATAAGAAGGTCTATGAAATTACTTATTACATAGAAGGTCAGAAATATAAACTTCCTATTAAAGTAAGAAGGGGTCCAAGCAAGATTATGGATGCTAACAACGAGAATCAGGAATGTATCTTGTTAGAATTAAAAGAATATTTATCACCAGATGGAAGTCTTGACAACTCTTTAGTTACTCCTAAATACCTAGGATATCAAAAAGTAATCATTACAACAATGAATGGCGATACGACATTTGAAGAAAATGAACCAGTCATAATAAATTAATTATCAAATATTCGTGATTTAATAATTATTTGCCTCATAATAAAAATGCCATCGAGGAAAATTAGATCTAGAAAAAAGAGATCCAGAGTTGCTAAAAAACAAACTGGTAAATCTAAGAAAAAATCTGTGAAAAAACTTCCGAATAGATTACGAGTCAAATTGCCCCAACTATTTAGTAAGGTATCTTTAGACCCACCTCCAATTAAACCTAAAAAAGGCAAACCGCGTCAAGTGACAACAAGTTCTATTAAACGCAAACAAAAAGTCAATAATATTTTGAACGAGTTTATTTTTTCACTGAATGAACCATTCACAAGGAGAAGTTTTATAGACTCACTTAATGTTTTTAGAAAAAATGTAGTATCATCTAACAGTAAAGTCCCCCCTTCACTCCGGAGAAACATATTAACATCACTTAAATCCGTAGAATATACTTTATCAAATTTACAAGAGAGTAAATTACAAGAGTGGTTAAAAGAATATCAAAAAGATGATAAAAATAAGACAAGAGATATATCTCTGGTTGTTAAATCTTTGGCTCAAGAAAGTTTGAAAGATGATACTGAGAAACTTTTAAGTTTGGCTTTAGAGGTATCACCTGAATTGGAGGGATTTTCCTCTTTATCTAAAAATCAAAAAACACCTATTTTAGAAATAGTTTCCGAGAGAATGAATGAGCTAAACAAAGAATTATCAAATCCTGGTTATAGAAAATATTTAGAATTTTTAGAGAAGAATCCATCGAAAGCAATAAATATTATAACTTGGTTAGAAGAAAATTTCGCAGATTCTTCGGATGTGTGGGACAGAATATCGGAACTTATGCCACTTGAAGACGAAGACGAAGATGTTATAGTTGTTCCCACCAAGATCAAATCGAGACCAACGAAAATGATAATATCTCTTTCTGCACTAATTGGAGAATTACAAAGAGTGGAAAGAATGCAAAGTCAAGGGTTAATAAAATCGGATACATTGGCGCAAATAATAGAAAAATCCAAAGAAGCTTTAAAATTTGTAGGGGGGATAACATTAGCCGAGACAAGAGCCTTTGTAGAATTAAATACGAAGACTAACGGTGAGTTATTCAAAGACATTAATTTACTAAAAAGATTAACTTCCGGTAATCTTGGTCATAGTCTATCTCATGACAAAAATTCCGAAGAAATAGTAGAATTAAGAGATAAAATAATTAAATTGCTAAATGATAATTCTATTAAACAGGATATAGTTCTGGGTGAAGATCCAATTATATCAATCAGCGTCATGCCGGGAGGTTCCGGTGAGTATGGAGGAGATGATACACCAGATGTGTACACAGCAATTGCTGTTTCCGAGAAGGAAATCAAATCCGTATATCCATCGGTAGCTATAAATGAAAGAAAACTGGGAAAAATATCATTTAAGAAGACTCTCAAAACTACCCGTGATATTGAAGAGATTGTTTTGAACGACGAAGATTCCGCTGATTTAATTAAAAAAATATTGAATGTTGTCAAGGGATATGTCACGACTGTTATGAATAAATTCTTAGAGCTACCTAGTTTTCAAGATGATATGCAGGTTCAAATATTCAGTAAATGGTACAAAACTGTATTCATAAATGATCTTTTTAGACAAATAAAAGCATCCTCGGAAACCATGGGAGATGTATTAGATAGAGTATCTGAATTTTTGATATTTTTTATGATAGATTCTTTTGGAGGTATGAAGAAAAATATTTTTGTAATAACAAATCTCACTGGATCACTAAACGGTCGCGAATCTGGTGAATATTTTAGAAACATGATTCTTCAACGTAGAATTACCCCCCAGAGCATCTTAGAACAAACTTTAAAAGATAAACTTCCGATTGTATTTGCTGTTCAAAATTTTAAAGGTAGACTAGTAGAAAATAGAGTAAGAAATGGTATTAATTGGTTAAAAGATAATTTGTTGCAGATAATATTAAACAGTTTCGATCCGACTTCTAAAACAATAAGAAAACGAAGTAGACCCATATCTGATTTACCAGAGAGGGTAATAGATCCCAGTGATAATCAGCTAAAAACAAAGAAAGAATTTTTAGCATCTTATGGACCCAAATTTTCAGAACAAAAGAAGGCTATGAAAATTTGGAATGATAGTAAAAAAGTAATATTTGAAGATTTGATATTACA